TCAGGCAGTGCAAAGCAGATAGACCTATGCGCTATTGAACTCTTATATGGCTTGTACACAAGTCCTGATGTAGGTGAAGGCGGTTACTCCGTAAGTCACCCCGACTTCCTGCGCAAGATCGAAAAAAGGCTTCTTTACCTGGCTAAAAAACACGGTGTAGAAGATAACTACCCGTTGGAACGTCCAACCGTTAAAGACGCCTCTAACCGCTGGTAATGGCTCAATACCCTCATATCGTCAAGATCACAACTTCAGGGGCAAGCACCCTGAATAGTAACGGCGACTATACAGGCGCCGCTTCTTCTACGCTTGAAATGAGTGGTCGCTACGAGGCTTCCAGTGGGAATGCGCTGATTACGGCACAGGATGGTACAATGGTCAGTTATTCCGGCATTGTTTACATACCCTACCCTCTAAACCCGGTCTCTTTGGGTTCAGTGGTGGAAGTGTATAACAGCCGGGACCATCTGGTAGCCAAGGGAACGGTGAAACTGTACTTGGAAGGGGAAGTGATAAAGAAAAACGCAAGGCTATGGCTATAACCCCCAAGTTCAATGCTTCCGATGTACGTAAGGCGCTTTTAGCGAGAAAGCAACGGCTGGAAGAGGCGACCCTTTTAAGACTGCAAAGAGTCGGGGAAACCTTTATCACCAACGCCCGCAGTAACGACACCTACCGAGACCGGACCGGCAATCTGCGTAGCTCGATTGGTTATGTGATTTTAAAGGACGGGGTGCAAATAGGTGGGGCTTTACCTGGTAGTAAAGCAGAAGGGGTTGAAAAGGCAGAGGCGATGATCCGCAGGCTCACTCAAACCGATCAGATAAAAGGCTTTATCCTCTTGGTAGTGGCGGGTATGGACTATGCCGCTGCCGTGGAAGCAAAGGGGTTTGATGTATTGACCGTTTCGGGGCTACAGGCCGCAAGTGATCTAAAAAAAGCACTGGAAAAACTAAAGGTATGAAAACGACACTAGATGTACTGACGATCCTTTACCAGTTGCTTTTGAGTAGTTCTATGCCTTCAGAGATCACCGGCAAGGTTCGCAAAGGAGAACGCCCGGCAGGTAGCACTAAGGAAGACATCGTAGTCAACACGCTGCCCATTGTAAACGACAACCTGCAGCGCACCGTGGCAAACGTAAATGTCTATGTGCCTTCCCTGCAAATGGAGGAAAATACCTTCCAGACCCAAAAGCCCGACTACGAAAGGTTGGACGAACTGGTGGATATGCTCCTTCCCATTCTAAAGGATGTCAGAGAGAAGCGGGATTACTACCTGGACTGGCAGCAGGTCTCTCAGCCCATCAAAGACGAACATTCCAATAGTTATTTTATCAACATACGCATCGATTTCTATGCGTTCAACGTGAATTAAAATTTTTAAACAAACTAAAATCAAGTAAAAATGGCAACATACGGCAATGGTTTAACAGCGGTTTATTTTGCGCCCATCGCAGGTGATGGCGACATCGGTACTTCCTGGACGGAGCTGGGTTCTACCGAGCAGGACTCTATGAACTGGCAGAGCGCCGCCGGGCAAAATACGGAATTCTTCATCGAAGAACAGACCGACCCGGTCTTGGTAAAAACACAATCCGGTTCCAACACGATCACCTGGAACTGCCTGGACTTTTCACCCACTAAAATGGAAGAAATGTTTGGCGGTACGGTAACGGGTGCCGGTACCTCTGGCGACCCCTTTATTTATGCCGCCCCGGTGGGTGGTGTGACCTCTATTGAGCGTTCCATCAAGATCGTAAACGGTGAAGGAGATGAGTTTTTGATCGTGCGGGCTTCAGTGCTTCCTACGTTCAATGCGTCTTTTTCCAAGAACCAGATCGCCAAGGTGACGCTGACGGCCACCATCCTGACACCGACCAAAGCCGCCACACCGGCTTACAAGATCAAGTACGCAGCGTAATTCATCTAACGACTTTACTAAAACGAAAGCCTTGTGCCTAACCCAAAGGCATGGGGCTTTTTTTCTTACTATGAACCAACTACAAAACACAGAAGACATTAAAAGACAGGAGGCTGCAGCCCTCCTGCAAAAGCCGGTCACCCTCACCATAGACACCCCGGCTAAAAACTGGTACGAGCGGCTATTGGTGAAACTAAAGTTGCGGCAGGAAAAACGGGTCTTTGAAATAAAGCCTTTGGTGCTGGGGTCACTGATCCGAATATCAGAAAGGCTCTTATCGATTGACAAAAAAATGCTGACCCGCGAAAGGCTGGAGGATAAGCAGCAGTTCCTTTCCCTAAATTTTGAACTGATGCAACGCCACGCTAGGCAGGTAGCAGAGATCGTAGCCATTGCGGTGACCAATCAGAAGAGCGAACCACCTGCGGCGCTTGTCAATTTCTTTTTGTACCAGCTTACCGCAAAAGAACTGATGCAGGTGTTTTCCGTAGTGGTGCAGCAAATGAACGTATCGGATTTTATAAGCTGTATAATCTCCATCAGCGGCACAAACATCATGGAGATGAATCCAGAAAACCAGGGGAGTTAAATAGCCTCTGGCACCTTGTGGGAGGTGTGATTAAATATTTCAGGTTTTCGTATGACGAAGTCTTATGGACGGTGAGTTATGTGAATATCAATATGTTTTTAGCCACCATACCCACCTACGAAAAGGAAGATAACGCCCAGGAAAAAGCGGTGATTGACCAACTGGCTAACGCCGCCCCCGGCAAAAAAGAAGTAAACGACTTTTTTAAAAAAACAAGACTAAACAATGGCAGTTGATATCACAGGCGCAGAGGGTTCCCTGTTCTGGAAAGCGGGCATTGACCTATCGGACTTTGATAGTGCGATGAATAAAATCACCGACCAGATCCAGGCCTCTACCCAAAAGCAAATCCTCTTGCAACAGCAGGCGGCACAGGGCCAAAAGCAGATCGCCCAAAGTATCCTTCAAAGTGCAGGGCTCATCAAAGGCATGGATAGGGACGTAGAAGCCCAGCTCAAAAGCATCGAAAACCTGCAACAACATATTCAATCACTCAAAGGCCAAAGTGTAAGCCTGAACACGAAAGGGTTCGATACCTCGGAGCTGACCACCTCACTGGACACGGTGCTTTCGGAGATCGAGCGAATCAAAACCACCCCACTAGAGCTAAAAGAAGGAAGGGTTGATGTTTCCGGGATAGTAAACGCCCTTACCTTAGTACAGGCGCAGTTTGATAGGCTTTCCTCCCAAACGCTTCAGTTAAAAGTAGGCGGCATCAATACCGAATCGGTGGAAAAAGCCTTCACCGCCCTTCAGGGAAAAATCGATTCTTTAAACCAGACGGCTCTGGACTTAAAAGTAAAGGGCGTAGACACCACCTCCCTTACCCAAGCGATTGAAAAGGCGAAGACGGAGTTTGAAGGCTTAAAGGGGCTGACCTTAAATGGTACGGCCACTTTGGATATAACGGAGTTTCAGCGACAGTACGAAGCCTTACAAAAAAGCCTTGCGGTATTGGAAAAGGAAAAGGTTGAACTGAAGATTGATGGCGTAGATACCACCCAGATCGAAAAGGATCTAACGGCCATCCGTACCCAGGCCGCCAGCATTGGGCGGCAGGCCTTAAAGATTCAGGTGGATGATGCTTCCCTGACTACGTTGGAACAGCACCTCGAAACTCTAAAAGCGCAGGCGGTTCAGTTTAAGGCAGGCGGCATTGACACTACGCAGTTGGATCAGGAACTATCTAAGGTTCAGGAAAAAATTGAGAAGATCAAAGCCCAACCCGTAGAACTTAGATCGGGCACGGTGAATTTAGCTCCGCTGTCCCAAGCCTTAAATAAGGTAGTGGATCAGGTGCAGGTAGTCAATAGTACGCCGGTTGACATCCCGGTGACCCCGCCTGATACCGATTCCTTTAATGCGGTCTTTGTATCGTTAAAAAAGAAAGTAGAAAGCCTTCAAGGGGCGGCCATTACTTTAAAAATAGGGGAGATTGACACTGCCTCCCTGACCACTTCTTTACAAAGGGCGCAGGAGAAGCTAGACCGGTTAAACGACTTCCACATAGAAGGCACGGTAACCTTTAATGACGAAGGTTTTCAAAAGACCTATAACGAGCTATTGGCGGAAATACAAAACCTGGAAAACCAGACCATTGAACTGAAAGCCAAAGGACTGGACACCTCAGAGGTAGAAGCCCAGATTCAACGGCTGCGTACTTCCCTGGAACTGCCCCCCGTAGACATACCCATAAAAATAGGTTCGTTAAATGAGAAGCTGGCGGAACTAGATCAACTAAAAAAGAAGTTTGCGGAACTCTCCGAAGTAGACCGCAATTCCGAGATCGGGCAGGGGTTGGTCCAAAACATCCAGCGGGTGGAGGGGGAAGTAGAGCGCATCAACCAGGTGTTCCAGCGGGTGGAGCAAAACGCTGCCGGTTCTTTGAACGAAAAAGTAGCTAAACTGAACGAATTAAAGAATCAGTACGCTGCTTTATCGGAGGTGGACCGCCAAAGCGATGTAGGCAAGCGCATGGCCCAAAACATCCACGGCCTGGACGCAGAGATTAAAAAGATCAACAGCCAGTTTGAGCAAACCAACAGCCTGGCTAAACAGGTAGCGGCTTCCCTGGCCGCCTATGCCACGCTGACCACGGCTACTAACTTTGTCAAAGACTTAGTCAGGGTACGGGGGGAATTTCAGCAGTTAAACGTGGCCTTTACCACCATGCTGGGTAGCAAGGAACGGGCCGACAAGCTCATGCAGGAAGTCACCCAGTTTGCCGCCACCACGCCTTTCGAACTATCGGAGGTAGCAGGGGCTACCCGTTCTTTGTTAGCCTTTGGAATTTCAGCCGATAAAATCAAAGAAACTCTTCGCAGCTTAGGCGACGTGTCCGCCGGGGTAGGCGCTCCCATTCAGGAGATCGCGGAGGTCTACGGAAAGGCAAGGGTGCAGGGAAGGCTCTTCGCTGAAGACATCAACCAGTTAACCGGTCGGGGTATTCCCATTATCCAGGAATTAGCCAAACAATTTGGCGTAGCCGAAGATCAGGTGCGGGGGCTGGTGGAATCCGGTAAGGTGGGCTTTCCGCAGATTGAAAAAGCTTTTCAGGATTTGACCGCTGAAGGCTCTAAGTTTGGGGGGCTGATGGAGGCGCAATCCAAGACCCTGACCGGCCAGTTATCGAACCTCTCGGATGCGTGGAATCAGATGCTTAATAACATCGGCAAGTCTAACGAGGGCATCTTTTCCGATACGATACAGGCGGCGACTTCTTTAGTCAATAATTATAAAGATGTTATTGATATTTTGGGCCTTGCCGCTGCTACCTACGGCTCGTACAAGGCGGCACTGCTGGCCACCATAGCCATAGAACGCATACAACAGGAAGTGGCGGTGCAAACTTCACTGGCACAACTAGCCGGAATAGAAAAATTAAACGTTGCCCAAAAGCTACAAGCCGTAAGCACCGCAGCCCTGAAAAGTGCGTATACCGGACTGCAGGCAGCGATGTCCTTTATTGCCAGTCCTGCCGGTATGATTACGGGGTTGGGGGCCATTGCCGCTGCGCTTTATATCATGCGCCAACGCATTGAGCAGGTAAAAACGGCACAGGATCTACTGAATGAAGCGGCCAAGGAAGCCTCTGAAAACTTTGGCAAGCAATCCGCTGAAATCCGCAATTATGTCAAGGTCTTAGGGGATCAGAATATTGCGGAAAGCACCCGGCTAGAGGCCTATAACCAGTTAAAAAAGATTGCCCCGGACATCATAGGGCAGCTTTCGTTTCAGGACGCTAAAACCAAGGAATTAACCGATTCTACCAACACCTACATCGCCTCGCTAAGGCAGCGCATCCAATTAGAAGCCAACCAGAGCAAGTATGCCGATGCCCTGGCGCAACAACAAAAAGCCTTTGATCGGGTGCAGAAGCTGGAACAGCAGGGCGCTACCTCATCGGGCAACAATATCGCTTCTACCAACTTCTTTACCTCTCTTTTTAACGGGCTGAAAGGGGCTACGAATGGCAGCGTCTTACAAGGGGGGTTATCGGAACTGGATCAGGCGGTGGCCGATTATAGGCTAAGCACTCAAACCGTGATTGAATTTGAGGGTAAGATGCAGCAAAGTCTGGGCGGCACAAAGGAAGCCCTGGAACTACAGATTCAATCGCTGGAAAACCAAAACACCCACCTAAGCAAAACTGGGCAAGCCTACAAGCAGAACGAAGAGCAGATCCTTAGTCTTAAAAAATCCCTGGAAGAATTAAACAAGACAAAGATCACGGTTTCCCCCACTAACAAAAGTTTAATTGATACGGCATCTTCTCTGGATGCCCTCAAGCAGGTGCGCCAAAAAATAGAGGAGGCGTATAATGCGGAAACAGATGCGGCCCGTAAAAAACAATTGGCTGCTGATTTGGAATATGCAGATAAACGAAAGAAAATACTAGACCCCTATGCCGCCTTTAAAGAAGGGCAAAAGCAACAAAAAAAGGACGAAGCGGAAACCAATAAACTGCTGGAAAAACGAAAGGATCTCTTGCAGGCGATTTCGGATGTGCAAAGGGATGCCAGTCAGTCCGGTTTGGTCAAAGAGCAATCGGAGGTAGATAAGGTCAATGAAAAATATGATACCCTGCTTCGAAAGATCGTGGAGTTCAACCAAGAAGTTGACAAGACCGGCAACGGCCAAAAAATAGGGCTTACCGATATTAACGCTTTGGCAGCGGCAAGAGCGCAGGAACTTCAGAACGTCAACTTAAAACAGGATGCAGAACACTTTAAGCAGAACCTGGAGCAGCAAAAACAACTTTTTGAACAGTACGAAGAAGCCAAAAAGCAAATCGGTGTAGAGAAGGCCAACGAGATGTTCTCTGAGCAAAGACAGGGCTTTACCTCTTATGCAGACTTCCTAAGAAATGAGTTCTCCAAGATGCTGCCTAAAATCCAGCTAGGGTTGCCCGGCAATGTAGGGGAGCAGGAAAAGTTCAAGACCCTGTTAAAAGCAGGAGCCGATTTTCAAAAGGATCAAATCAAACAACAGATTGAAGATCAAAAGACGCTGTTTGAAAAAACAGCCTCCTTTTCCCAACAAAAACAGGTGTTGGACTTACAATACCAACGCTTGTATAAAACCCTCAAGGACGAACGCGAAAAGCTAGGAGAGGAAGAATACGACCGGCAATTAAAGCTCTTGCAACAGTCACAAAAACAAGAGGTAGAAACCCTTCGGGTAACTTCATCAGACATCTTTAAACGGATTGGCAGGGACTTGCTTTTACAAACCAGCTCCGATATCAAAAAAACAATAGATATCATTGATAAAGCCCTCGAGGAAGGATCGTTTAAAGATCAGGCAGGCAACGTTATCCAACTGACCCCTGAACTCAGAGCGCAGCTTCAAAACGCTCGTACCCAGTTAAAGGGCATGGTCGATGACTCTAAAAAAGTAGCAGATATTTTCCATTCGCTGGGGTCCTCTGTAGGGGTATTCAGCAAAGGACTGGGTGAGGCGTTGGATTTGTTGGGTAACATGGTGAGCGCCGCCCAATCTGTTAAAGACAATATTAAGGCGTTTAAAGAGGCCCAATCTGAAAAAGGTACGACGGGCCTTCTGGACCAGATTAGCTCCGTAGCCGGCATCTTTGGTGGCGTGGTGAGTATAGTAGGCGGCATTGCCAAGGGTATTAGTTCGCTGTTTGGCGAATCGGAAGAAGAAAAGCGCAGGAAAGCCGAATACCGGAAGTTTTTAGACGGCATCTATACCGGGGAATTTCAGATCAACCAGCTGTATAGAGAACGGGAACTGACACAGGTACGCTTAAACGATCTACGGCTACAAGGGGCTAAACAGGAATTAGAGGTACTGCAGAAGCAAAAAACAGAGATTGATAAAGAAGCACAGGAAGTTTTTAAAAAATTACAGGAGCAGCGGTTTAACGCCACCACCGACCAGCTCAAAGCCTTTGCCCAAGCCAACGGGGTATCGGTAGGGTCGATCCTACTCAACTTCGGGGAAACGCTACCGCTGGTAGGCAAGACCTTTGAGGAAATAGAAAAGTTAAACGCTTTAGGTCAACTCTCCGGTACGGCAAAGACCTTGTTTGAAACTCTGGAAAAACTAAAACAGGAAGGGGCAGACGTAGCACTACAGTTAAAGGATTTGCAGGAACAATTAAAAGTGGATCTAACCGGCGGGGCTACCAAGGATAGTATAGCCGATTCCATCGCCGAAGGGTTTGCCCAAGGCAAACGCTCAGCCGCTGACTTTGCCGATACCTTTAAAGACTTAATGCAAAAAGCCGCTTTAGCTGCTCTGAAACTGCGCTTTTTGGATGAACCCTTAAAAAAGTTTATTGAGCAGTTCCAGGATGATGTAGTAAGCGGGGATCAATTGGACGCCTCCGAAGTGTCGAACCTGAAGGACTTTTGGGATAAGATCATTACGAATGCCTCCAACGCGATGGACCAGATCCAAAAGATTGCGGGCATTGATTTTTCTTCGGTTACGGGCAGCAGTGGGGCGAACTCTTTGCAAGGAGCCATTAAAGGTATTACGGAGGACACGGCAGAGCTACTAGCGGGACAGTTTGGAGCCATGCGCCTAACGGCCATCGAGCAATTAAACGTAGCCATGCAGTCCCTGGATCGGTTAAACCAAATACAGAACAACACCTTTAACACCGTAAATCGGATAGAAAAATTAGAAGCTACAATGGTAGATTATTTTCAAACCAAAGGGGTAAAGATTGCATAAGCTAACTTGCAAAAACCAGGTAAACAATCGCAATCAATACAACGATGAACACGCAAAAAAACAGGGTGTTTTGCCTATCTATTTTTTTATGAAATTTATAGGCTGCGTGAACATCCGGGGTATGGGGGTGGAACTTGGCCTTCGTTAGGTAAATCTGTTCGGCCTTTGCAAACTCCCCCTTTTCATAGGCCCGGTAAAAGTTCCGCTCCCAGGTCTTGCGCTCCTGCACCCTGTTTTGAAAATCCTCTTTTTGGGTGTGTTCCGCTAGTTTTTTTGGGTTCCATGTGTGCCCACACGCAAGACAGGTAAGGTCTATTTTGCTGCTGCCATGTAGTCCGGCCAGTAGACCGATGCCGCCGGTAAGAATCGCCCCGGCTGCTGCTTTACCGGCGGAAAAACCGTGCTTTTGGGCGGTGAGTTGGGTAGAATTACATTTAGGGCAGTGTAGGGAATCGGGCATGGCTAGTCGTTTTTAGAACACTATATTATAAAAGATATTTTACATACACAAAAAACGAGTCGTTAAACCTTACCCACTCTGTAAAGAGCCTATTTTTTCAACTTGACCGCAAGTTGACCTCCCCCGCTTGCAATCCCTTTAGGTAAAGTATAGTTTGCAGACTACAGAAAAAAGCCGTGTAAACTATGCCTGCATTCAGTGGCAACTGGAAATTAGATGGGGTGGACCTTTTTGATGGGTATAAGACCATCGTTTTTCACGGCACCACCGACTTTTTAAAATACGCCCCCAAAAAAACCTCCATCGAACAAGACTGGCCAGACCAGCATGGGTTGGATGTTGACCTCACCACTCCAAAATACCAAGCCAGACTCATCACTTTAGACTGTGCTATTATTTGCGATGACCGGGATCAGTTCAACGACAACTACACGGCCCTGATTACCCAACTCATGCTGCCTGGCTTTCACAACTTCACGGTAAACGCCCACGGCCCCAAGACCTACAGTGTAGAATACCGGGAGTGCCAGGCCTATAAACCCATTTGGCCCCACACCATAGAGGGCACCACTTATAACGTTCATGAATTCACGCTGGTTCTAAGGGAACCGGAACCCAACCCCGGAGCGGCTACGCTTCGATTAGTGGATGAAGCGGGCAATTACATTACCTCATAATGGACAGCATTACGATATACCGCCTCCTGTCCGGTGTGGAAACGATAGTTGCCCACGTAAAACCCGATCCCACCTCTGGGCAGCAAAAACAGGTGATGGGCGATAACGTGCTTACGGTAAGCTTTACCCATCCCGAAAACCCTTCCTTCCAGGTGGGGGACTATTGCACAGTCTACGGGGAACGCTACCAGTTAAACCAACCTGCGACCGCTAAAAAATTAGGTGAGAACCGCTACCAGTTTTCCTTTCGCCTGGAAGCCGAGTATTTTGACCTCTCCAAGGTGCAGTTTTTAAACTACGGGGTGGACGACTCCTTACGGGAAAGTGATTTTACCGTGATGCTCAACGCAAGGGGGTTTGTAGACCTGCTCTTAAAAAACGCCCTACGGGTCTCTGTGGGCTGGAAAAAAGGCGACGTACAGGCGACTAATTACAAGAACTTAAGTTTTTCCAAAGAAAACTGTCTTTCGGTTCTTCAAAGGCTGTCGGAAGAATTTTCTTTGGAATGGGCCGTGGAGGGCAAGACCATTCACCTCTCCAAACGAAGGCTGATTTCCAATCTAAAGTTCCGCCACGGAAGAAACAAGGGGCTGTATACCATTACCCGTCAACCTTTACAGGGCTCTAAGCTCGTCACGAGGTTATACGCCTATGGCTCCGATAAGAACCTGCCGGCGGGCTACCGCAACTTCACCACCCGCCTTAAAATGACCGGGGGGCTGGACTACCTGGAGGCGAACACCGCTCAGGGGATTATTGAAGACACGGCGGTCTTTGAGGACATCTACCCTCACAGGGTGGGCAAGGTTACCGCTATAGGGGCGGACATCTATACGTTTTATGATCTGAATCTAGACTTTGACGTTAAGCAGTATTTACTCCCCGGCGTAGAGGCTAAACTGACCTTTCAGACCGGGCAGTTGGCAGGCTACACTTTTAAACTCTCATCGAAGAGCAACTTTGCAGCCAAGGAACTAATAATCCTTCCCAACACCGAGGAAAAGGCCCTTCAGATTCCTTCTGAGCTTTTGCGTCCACAGGTGGGCGACACCTATGTGCTGACCGATATTGCGATGCCGCAAGCCTACGTTGAGGCAGCAGAGCGGGCGTTAAAACGCGAGGCCCAAAAGCTGCTCAACAAAATTTCCCTGCCCCAATACTCCTACACCATCGACTTTGACCCCGCTTACATGAAGCGCAGGACAAGGGTAATCGGGGTAGGGGAGGAAGTGACCATACAGGACGCAGACCTGGGCGTGGACCAAAGGCTTTCGATTGTCTCTTGCACCCGGAATTTGGTCAACGAGTACCAGTTCCAGGTCGAGGTCTCGGACCAGAAGACCAAGGGGACACTCTCACAGATCCAATCCAATTTGAGCGAAAACGCCCGCGACATTTCCACGATCAAAAACACCTACAGCGCCCTACAGGATAACAAGGTGGTAGGGGACTTTAAAATAGACAAAGGCTCGATCATATTTTCTGAACTGCCCGTAGTCGATGGAGATATTACGGGCTACGCAACTATTTATATCAACCGGCAAACCGGAAAACTTTATAGGGAGGCATAACAAATGGCAGATGCAAGAATCAACGATTTCCCATTATACAGCACCTACGGCGACCTGGCACCGGGAGATTTCCTGTTGGGCTATATGTCCTCGGTGGATAAAACCGTAAAGATCCCCCTATCAGCTTTAAGTGACGTAGTAGGGGGTGGCTCTTCTACCCAACTCGCTACCCCGGCGCTGTCGCTTTCGGTGGTAGGCGACGACGAGATTGACGCTAGCTGGCCCGCCGTGACCTCGGCTACGGGCTATAAGCTCTATAGATCAGAAACCTCGCTGTTTTCGGATGCGGAACTGATTTATACCGGCTCAGCCCTGCTGTTTAACGACGCGGGGCTTTCGGCAGGCACCCTGTATTATTACTGGCTACAGGCTACCGCTTCAGGGTTTTTGGACTCGGGCTATTCGCAGGCCTCCGATACTACTTCGTCGGCGGGTGTGGACACCACCCCTCCGGTGCTGTCCTCTGCCGTGGTTAACGCCGCAAACCCTGCCCAGATTATTTTAACCTATAACGAGGCCCTGCAAACGAATTCTTCGGCCACCACGACGCAGTGGGGTATGATCGGCAGAACCATCACCCATGCTTCTATTAGTGGCACCACCGTCACCCTCACTTTGGATAGCGGGGTTACGGCAGGGCAGGTATTACTGTTAAACTACACGGGCTCCCAGGTCAAGGACATTGCGGGTAATTTGGCCGCTACCTTCTCCAACCAGGCGGTGATCAACGGAGTCGTGGCTTCGGCTTCCCAGCTGATTTACCCCAACCTAACGGCGTCGCCGATAAGTGATACGGAAATTAACCTTACGTGGGTGAACGTGCCCAACGAGTCTTCGTACTCTTTGGAAATGTCCACCGACAGCGGTTCGACCTGGAGCGTGATTGCCACGCCTGCCGCGAACACGGTAAACTATGTAAAGGACTCTTTGACCGCTGCTACGATTTATTGGTTCCGGGTAAAAGCGGTGGGCGATGGGGTACACTTTACGGACTCGATTTATTCGACCGCCTCCGCCAAGACCAACCCCACCACCGGAGCTACGTTTGATACGATCCTTACGTTTACTTCCTCGCCCAACGATTCGGACGCAGGGGTAAATGGGGCAGCGGGTACTACCAACGCCAATAAGCAGTTCCAGTTCAACGCCATTGCCATTCGCTCAGGCACTCCGATGACAATGGTCATCAAGGTAACCGTGTTGGGCTTTACCTCCACAGGCGTGGTCGTGGACTTTCCCGACGACTACTTCGGTCAGGCCTTCCGCTATATCCACTCCAACGGTGCAGTGTATAATGGATTCTTCCAAAATGATACGATCAACTTCTAATGGTGAACATCTTTGCATACCGCCCCACGATTGTCATCGCAAGAAAGGACACCTCGTTTACGGACTGTGGGGTCAGTGTGGCCAATACCCTTCGGATAGTAAAAATAGGGGAGCCGTTTTTATCCTATTATCCTGCAAGGGATGTAAACGGCATTACGGGGTTTGAAAAAGACGCTGCCTATTTTTATTTCGCCTCCCAGAACATCGATTTGGAAGGCATCGCTGATAACCAGATCCCTGCGGACCTTCAGATCACACCGGGCACGAATGTTTTTTCAAATAGGGCTTTTGCGGGCATTGCCCTGCAGACCGTGGATTTTGCCTCGGTCGGCTTTGACGCCTCCAATCTTCTCTACATCTACAAGGTGGGCGACCCTTATATAAGCTATGCCCCTTTAAACGATATTAATGCGCTGAGTGGTTTTGAAATGGGCGAAGCCTATTATGGGTATGCACTGGCGGATATGGACCTGTCCGATTACCTGATTCCCCCCATTGTGGTCTCATCGGATGTAGAGCAGAGCAGCCCCGGTAATGATCTGTACTTCGGTACTAACGACACGGGGGACAAAGGCTGGTATCCTACCCGTGTCCGGTTCTATGCAGACGAGGCGTCGCTGCCTGTTACCGGAGAAGAAAATATTATCTATGTCGCCAAAGCAGAAAATACTTCCTCTTATTGGGATGGGGCAGCGTACCAACCCATAGGAGGCGGCGGGGGCGGAGGCAGCACCCCCACACTACTACAGGTCTTAATGGCGGGCAATATCGGCAAGGGTCGGATTGACCTTACCACCGGCAGCGGGTTTTCTTCCACCGGCGATGTGGGGTATCTCGCTTTGGGTAATGCCTCCGCAGGCCCGCCGGAATACCACATTAAAGTGGTGCCGTGGGGGGATTTGTTTTTAGGGGCTTCCGGTGGGGCTACCGGGGGGGTTATCGTCTCACCCGATGGCTCCCTTACCTTAAATAGCGGCGTTTCCTATCGCACTGACAGCAAGACAGCCAATTACACGGCCACCGCTGCAGACTACACGATTTTAACCGACGCTACCGCAGGGGCTATTACGATTTCCCTGCCCGATGCCTCTTCGCTATCGGGCAAGACCTACATCATCAAAAAAACGGACAGTTCCGCAAATGCAGTAACAATTGACCCGAATGGTTCGCAAACCATTGACGGGGCAGCAACTTATACACTTGCCGCCCAGTATAAATACGTCACCGTTCAAGCCTACGGGGGTAACTGGCTAATCATAGGCAATAACTAATGAAATACTATCAGACAATCCTACTAATACGATAAATACATGGCAAAGACAATAAATATCACCACCACCGCAGAAGGCAACCTAAGTTATTCCCAGTCGGGGGAAGAAGAAATCATCATTACCACGCCTGTGAATCTGTGGGTAGACCCCACTTCCGTATCCTTTCGCATTGATTCGGAGGTGCGCAGTATGAGCCTGTCGGATGTAATTACCATTAACTCGGTTGCGTTTTCCGGCACATTGGATGAGCTAAAAACCACTTTGGAAGGCCTTTTGCCTACCACCTCCGGGGGCTCTGGTGGTTCCGGTACGATCCTTCAATCTCCAGATGAGACGTTGTGGCTCATAGGGGTTAATGACTCAGGGGCCTTGCAAACCACCCAAGTAGCCGAAGGCACTCCGGGAACGCTTCATTTGTTCTCCCCGGATAATACCCAGTGGGAAGTAACCGTGAATAATTCAGGGGCACTGATAACAACACAAGTATAAATTATGAGCCAGAGTGCAGTGCTACTATTAAGCTTTCGTTGCGTCGCACTCGTGTACTGTAACAAGTCTATTCAACAATAATTCAAAAAACTCTAAAAATCAATAGTAAAATGCCAACACACGTAATATCAGCCAACGGACAAACCGCCGATTCCACGACCGGGGATGTGCAACTACCCATCTACAAAAGAAAAGTTACGCTTACTGATGCCCAGATCAAAGCCCTGCCCACGACAGAGGTAGAGGTGGTGCCGGGGCAGGGAGCCGGCAAAATGGTCATCTTTCATTATGCCACGGTTTACCTGCAACATAGTGCAGATTATGGCAACATAAGTCCCGATGCTACTCTTAAAATAGCTTATTCAGGTATTGCTATTAGTGCCAGTTCGGTGCTTTCGGAAGCCGACTTCTGTATCTCCAATTTACTGGCATTGGGCCTCAGTGCCGGGCAGCTACTTCCCGCGTCATCCTCTTTAGGAGACAATGGTACGTATGCCTATGACGATGTAAGTAATCGTGGATTCGCCCTTAGATGCTCCAATACGGCGGGTAACTTCACGGGCGGCGATGCTTCGAAC